TTGTGAGCTACAAAACACAGAACACTGAGCTATATAACCGGGCAAAGTCTGGTGAGTGGACTGGATTCAGCATTGAAGGTGACTTCATCTTGGAGCATGTGGGCAACACAGAAGAAATGATGATGGCACAGATTAAAGAAGAAATAGAAGACCTTAAGACCTTGGCATTTGCCAGAAAGCGTATCTCATTTGACTTTGATGATACCTTGACAACTGCCAAAGGTCAAGACATGGCCAGAAGATTCCTTGCAGTGAATGATGAAATCTTCATCATAACGGCACGCACACAGTCAAATGGTGGACCAGTGTATGCAATGGCTGACAAACTAGGCATCAAAAAAGAGAATGTGTACTTCACTGGTGGAAAGCACAAGTACATGCTAGTGAATAGGCTCAGAATTGACAAGCACATTGACAACAATGAAGAAGAATTGCAGCTCATTCGTGAGAATACAACTGCAGAAGCTTGGAAAATTTAGAACAGGTTTACATAATACATAAAACAACAGACAAATGAACGAAAATTTCAAAGCAATCATGGACTCAATCAGAGAACTGAAAGCTACATTTTCAGCCAAGGCAGAAAGCTTCAATGAAGCAGTGCTTGAAGACGGCACACAGATCTCCTATGAAGGGGAGCTTGTTGTTGGAACGGCTGTTTTTGTAGTGACAGAAACTGAAGAAGTACCAGCACCAGAGGGCACACATGCCTTGGGTGGAGAATTAGCTGGAGTGTCTATAGTAGTGGATGCAAATGGTGTCATCACTGAGGTGATTGATACACGTGCTGAAGCTTCAGGAGATGAGCCAGTGGAAGCTTCAACAGAAGAAGCTCCAGCAACAGAAGTGGCAATGTCAGCTGAGGATGTTGATGCAATCGTGAACGCAAAGCTTGAGTCATTCAGTGCAATCTTCGAGGGATTGACTGAAATGATCAAGACTATTGCTTCAGAGAATGAATCACTCCGCAGTGAAGTGACTGGATTGAAAGGTGAATTCGACACTTTCAAATCAGCACCATCTAACCAGGTGACAGAGACAGAAAAATTTGCACGGGTAACTAGCACCCTGACAGCTAGACAAATACATTTGAGAAACAGCTTAAACAAATAATCATGAGCTTAAAAAAATTCATCAGCACAAAGTTTGACTATGATGTGAATGACCTAGCGCCATACATCGATCAACAAAGAGAAGACCTTATCACACGTTCTGTGACTGAGGCAAAAACACTTGGGTACATTGCTATTCAAGAAGGAATCAAAGGATCTGAAGCAATCAAATTGCTGAATGACGAAATCATCTACCAGCCAGGTGACTGTACAATGGATCCAGCAGGAGACACAATTTTCTCTGACCGCAACATTGCAGTTGAGACACTTGGATACATGAAGCGTTTCTGCCAGAAAGACCTTGCAGGTTTCTGGACACAATTGGCTTTGCGCCCAGGAGCAATGGCTGAAGATCAGTCTTTGCCGTTTGAAGCACAATTGACTAACTACCTATTGAGCTTGCATGCAATTGAATTGGACAAGTTGATCTGGAAAGGTAACAAAGCAACAGGTTCTGGAAACCTACAATGGATGAACGGTTATGTTCAATTCTTGACTGTAGCAAATGGATGTGTAAACTTGAACACTGCAGGTGTTGCTGCAATGGATGAGACAAATGCATATGACATATTCTATGCATGTTTCACAAACTCACCTGAAGCAGTAGCTGAGAATCCTAACTTCATCTGTTTTGCAGGCCGTGAGTCTTTCAACTTCTTGATGAAGAATCTTGTTGACTTGAACTTCTTCCACTATTCACCAGCACAGATTGCTACAATGAATGAAGTAATTGTTCCAGGAACAGATATGCGTGTTGTTAAGGTACCAGGATTGAACGGTTCTGATGCAATCTTCACAGGAAAAGCAACTGACTTTGTATTCGGTACTGACTTGGCATCTGACTTTGACAACTATGAAATGTGGTATTCACAAGATGATGACGTGATCTATGTTCGTTCTAAATTCCGTGCAGGTGTACAGGTTCCATTCCTTGATCAGATTGGTGTTTGGAGAAACGACGTATAATTAACAAAATTTAGGGAGCACCTTCGGGTGTTCCCTTTCATAAAATTAAAACACAGAACAGATGGCATGTGAAATGACAACCGGGTACAATGACAGAACATGTACCAATGGCAAAGGTGGGATCAAGAGTGTATTGTTGTTCCCTGTGAACGCAATCACTGCACCTATAGGTATCACTGCAAACCAAATCACTGGATTGACTGTTACTGGAGAAACATTCTTGTATAAATTAAAGAGCAATCTTTCAAGCTATACAGCGCCTATCAAGGTGAACAAAGAGAATGGTACACTTTGGTATGAGCAGACATTGACAATGATCCTTGCATCAGATACTAAAGATCTTCGTTCAGAAATCCACTTGCTTGCACAGAATGAAGTGTGTGCATTGGTAGAGAAGGCAGATGGTACTATTGTTGCACTTGGACTTGAAGAAGGCTTGCAAGTGAATGATGGTGGTGACTACACTTCAGGAGTAGTGAAATCAGACCGCAATGGACACACAATTGTCCTTTTTGGAATGGAGAACAATGAGGTTCCAGATGTAGCTGCAGGAGTGTATGCAACTTTATTGACGCAACAGTCACCAACAGTTTAATTGGACCGCACAAAAATATAAGAGGGGAGGGGATTGTTCCCTTCCCTTTTTTGATTAAATTAGATGCTATGAAAATCAAGGCAGAATACATTGGTACAGAAATCAGATTGAATGGCCGTAGGTATTATATTACTGCAGGCAATGAAGCAGAATATGAAGCTGCAGGATTAACATTCTTATTTGAGCCAAAGACACCAAAAATCAAGCGCAATGCTAAAGATACAGAGAAATCAGAGCAGCACACTGATAGTGACAGTGACAGAACTGCAGACTTTGACGGCACCATATTGGCTGTTTGAATTCATACATGAGCAGTCATTTGAAGTAGTGACCTGTATCCTGGAGAATATCAGCACAGGCATTCCAAGATATGATGAATTCGTGCTTGAGGATGGTGTTGATCTAGTGTTCCCATATGCAGGATACTATACATACAGAATCTGGGAGCAAGAAAGTGACACGAATCTAGATCCAATCCAAGCACATGCACTTTGTGAAGAAGGCAGAGCAGAGGTGATTGAAGAATCTGTGGCACCAAATGAATATGACACTGAAATAATACACACAATATATGAGTGATAAACTGCTCACACTTTCATTCAGCAAGGAATATCAGAAGCCTGTTGAGATGAAAGATAAAAAAATGGGTTTCATGAAGTGGGGTGTCAAGAATGACTATCCTTTCTTCTTGATTGAACTATTGAACGGCTCAGCCTGGCACCAAGGAATCATCAGAAGCAAGACATTCTACATTGCAGGTTCCGGACTTGAAGTCACCAGTGGTGATGCTACAGCTTTCATGCAGAATCCATTCAGTGACTTTGACATGAATGAGATTGTTCAAAGAATGGTCTTTGACTTTGAAGTGTTTGGAGCAATGGCCGTGATTGGTACATGGAACAGAGAAGGTTCAAGAGTAGTTAGATGGGAGTACATTGATATTGATGCAATACGTATCAGTCAAGATGAGCGCACCTACTATGTGAGTGATGACTGGAATGCTAGAGAACAGACAGCTGAAGGTACTAATTTCAGGACCTATCCTGCACTTGATGAGACCAATCCTGTAGGTTCTTTCATTCTATACTATAAAGAACCAGCAAAGAAAGCTAAAGGTGAGCAGGGTATCTATCCAAAGCCAGCATACTATGGTGGAATCACTGCCATCCAGACGGATGTTGACATCAGTAAATTCCACATGTATGAGATTCAGAATGGATTCAAGGCAGGAACACTGATCAACATGGCCAGTGGCTTTCCAGAAACAGCTGAAGAAGAAAGAAAAATCAAAGAACAGATCAAGGGCCGCACACAATCTGTTGAGGATGCAGGAGAAATCATCATCACGTTCAGTGACTCAGCAGATACAGCGCCTACTGTACTATCATTAAACGGCAATGACTTGAGTGACCGCTATCTGATGACAGAGAAATCTGTGCAACAGAATATCTTGGTGGCACATTCAGTGACATCACCTTCATTGTTTGGTATCATCAAAGACGGTTCTTTCAATGCTGCAGAGTCTGCAGACTTGTTTGAGATCTTCAAGATGACCTATGTGAATGCACGTCAAAAGCAAGTGGAATGGATGGTGAACTACATGGCAAAGATATCTGGAGCAATGGCAACATTGAAGCTCAAAGATGTATCACCAATTGCATCCGTTGTAAAAGCATTAGAGCCTGCTACAGCACCAACTACACCAACAGCAACAGATGTGCCCGTAGATGTAGCTAAAAGTGCATTAAACGGTGCACAGATTGCATCACTTGTTGAGGTGGTGGCACAGATTAAAGCAGGAATCTTGACAGCTGACTCAGCTTTGCAGATTATTTTGGCATCTTTCCCTGGTATTGATGAATCACAAGCACGTAAAATTGTAGGTCTGCCAACAGTTACTATGTCATCATGTGGCACAAAGCATACATTCAGCAAGGATGAGCTTGATATCTTCAGTGAGTATGGCCGTAATGCTTCAGAATACTATGTGGTGAAAGAACAGATCATTGAATGGGATACACCAAGTGAAGAAGTATTTGCAGCACATGACCTGATGTTTGCATCTGTTGGTGAATTGGTGCTGCAATTGAGTGACTTTGACAAGAATGTCATTGACATGATGAGCAGAGGTGAAGATTCTACAGCTATTGCCAAGGCTACACAGACAACTATCCAGCAGGTAGCTGAGTCTATTGCTAAATTGACAGCATTAGAAGTGATCAGCCAAGGACAAGTGACTGACTTAGGTCAGAATGTAGTGGACCAAGCAGAAGCACCAGTGTCACAGTTTGAAGTAGTGTACACGTACAAGGAAAGACCGGGTGTTCCACCAGTGATCACCAAGAGCAGAGAATTCTGCACACGTCTCATTGGACTCAATAGACTATACACTAGAGAAGACATCAACAATATCAGTGGCAGAGTGGACAGAAACGTCTGGACATACAGAGGTGGATGGTACACCAATCCTGAAACACAAGTGACTACACCATACTGCCGTCACATTTGGGTACAGCAACTAGTAATCAAGCGCAAATGAATATGATGATCACAGTGGACAATCTCAAGAAGCTTGGATTGATTCACAATAACACAGATACAAAGATTCTTGGAGTGGCTATCAAGCGCACACAGGACATGCACATTCAACCTGCCACTGGTACATGCTTGTATAAAGCATTGCTTCAGAGAATTGAAGACAATGACTGGACACCTGACTACAGCACATTGATGAATGACTACATCCTGCCGTGCTTGGTGGCATTCGTTGACTATAGAGCTGCAGTACTATTGAATGAGAAGCTCACAAATAAAGCAGTGGGCCGTAGCACTGATGAGTATCAGAATGCAAACACTGACACTGAGACTACAGCACTACGTGATCTGCTCAGAAAGGA